CAAACGTAACTGCAACACCTGAATCAGGAACTCCCCAACCGCCACTACCGCCTGTTGATAATGCCCAATGTGTAGATGTAGAAGTATCCCAGTTTCCTGTACCACCTACCCAGAACAAACTTGTAGCCGCTGGTACAAACGAAGCACCTATAACTATTGCAGGCGAACCTGATGAAGTTGAAAATGCAGTAGCTATGTTTCCAGTTCCTATAGTTGCGTTAGTATCTTCAAGTGCAATTCCAAAACCTCCTGCATCATCTGTTGATTGTCGAAGTGTAAAACCAGAACCAGCTGTCCATGTTACTCCTGTTCCTATAGCGAAAGCCGACATTCCTACTACCCAACAATTAGAATTGACTACGTTTACGTTAACAGTAGAGGCGGCCGCTTTAGCATGAGCATCTGGTTGAGTAAACTGATTTGCACCAGTATATGAAGAACTTAGAATTCTATTATTACCACCTGTAGTTGAAACGATGACATTGTTTGCACCTGTAGTAGGAGCGATTAAGTAAAATAGGTACGAATTAACTTGGGTAGCTTGCTGGTTGTCAATAACTGTCATTGATACACCGTTGTAAGTAACACCTGAAACACTGTTAGATGTATTTGCGATATCTACCGCAACAAAAAGTATTCTATTAGCACCTGTACAAGTATGCGAATATGTAAGACTTGGGGCGCTAGATGTACTACTTATATTTGATGTATCGAATGCTATAGCCATTATTTTTTAATTACTGTCAATTAAAAGTGCATGGGTCACGGGGTCGGCGTATATTCTCACCGTAGATTTTTCGTCCACATTAGAAACCGCGATCAAACTTGAAACATCGTTTGCATCTTTTGCCGCCTGTTCGCCTTCCATATTATTTGTAGATTACTGTCAAATCCTGTGCGGCTGTTGCAACGACAATGAACAGTCCTGTAGCGAAGTATGCATTATATTCAAGTGAAATAGGCATCGGCGAAGCAGGAATTGTTATAATCCCAATTACCTTACCGCCTGTGGAAGTTCCATCATAGAGTGTAATAACACCCGTCGCTACGGGTTTATTGAATACAAGTTTGTATAAAACACCCCCGCCCGATTTTATAGCAAGACCTGTGGTGGTATCAGGTACGTTCGTAAACGTGCCCACATCGACAGGTTGTCCATAGTAAGGTTGTGAAACTCCGACTGTAGTAGTCATAATTATTTATTTTTATTTTTAATAAAGTTTTCTACCTCTAAATGCATTGCCTATTTTAATTCTAGTTTCCAAAGATGGGCTCTTACCTTTGTTCCAAGGAATCATTCCTTTTACAAATAATTTTCTCATGTACTCATTTTATCACGATTCCTTTATTTTCCATTGCTTTAGCCATTCTAGAGTACGTGGAATATTTATCATTCACGAACTTCTCGCGTCGGGCCAATTCACGTACCGAACGTCTCAATGCTTCTTCCCTCATGGACAAATCAAGTTCCTTGATAATCCATTCTGATTCTTTTTTCTTGTACGCATTGGTCTTAGCATCAATTTCGCTCTGAATATGAGCTTCGGACAGTTTGGCGTTGACTACCAAGTCATGCGCTTCCTCCTTGGCGATTATAGCTTCTTTGAGCATTCGTTCAGAACGGCGAGATTCATCTTTGGCTCGTGCTTCGATGAGTTTTAATTCACTTTCCCTGAAGGAATACAAGTGTTCACCTTTTGCTAGGTCTCGTTCCCGTTGTTCAAGGTTTTCCAGTTTGTCATCAAGGTCTGAAAGTCGTTTCATTTTCACTAGTTCCCATTCCTCATCAAAAGGTCTGTTCAGGTTGAGACTTTGACGTTCCAATACTCCTATTTCGTATTCAAGGGTTTCCTTTTTTAGGATGAGGGCATCTACATCTTTCTGAACTATCTTGACCGTCTCGGTACGAAACTTATTCATGTTTGACTCTTCTTTCGAGTTCATCTCACGAAGTCCGTCTACTCGTTTAGCGAGTGCCAAACCTATGTCAATTTCTCCCTTCCTCTCGGAAGCCTTTAGAGTTTGAACCTCATTTTTATTGAGTAACTTCATTATCCCACTACGTTACCATTGACCAATTGTTCATCAATATCATCTCCTGATACTTTGGCCTTCACTCTTTTAGCGACCTTTATCTCTACTTCCTCTTTAGGTACATCTGCAACTGTGGCAGTGGCGATTGGAAGCGGTTCAAGACATCGCTGGACGAGTGAAGAAAGTTCCGAAGGTGTGTACCCCACCATAGATGAGAAACCTCCGCTTCGTCCGTCCCCTTTGTTAAGGGTATCGAGAGACTTGTACTTCGATGAGTTGAAGAACTCACGTTCAGCCAATTCCTTAGCAAACTTTTTACGGATATTCTGTATCTCGTAAGGAGTGGCTGAGAGGATAATCATCGGTGTAGTTTTGAGAGCAGGATATGTATATTCCTTGCCTCCCCACTTTGCGGTGAAATCTCTATCGGTGAAGTTGGTAAAACGAAACGTGCCATCGAAATCATCAGGAAGTACCTGTTGAGGAACTAAATTTTTTGGGTCCATAGTGTCTTGCCTTATTCAGGCGGTTATTGCTTTATTCAAGCGTTAATAGGGGAGATTGACCGTCTCCATAATGCCCTCGTCCGAAGACAAGGACACTAGGAAAGGATTAAAGTGCGAGATAAATCATTCCGTTATTGGCGGAAGTAAGTGTCTGCATTGATACTCCGATCTGTGGAACTGTTGTCAAGCTAGCAACACCAACTGTTCCTGCGGTTGTCTTTGAGACACCGATAGGATAGCCGACGTTGGTAACTGTGCTGTCAACGAGACAGCTGACTGGGCCTTTACTGAGCGATAAGACCGTACTGTGCTGTACCGTTTATGGTCTGGGCACCAGATGTACCATCGAACGTAGCTGCGGTTGAAGCGGCAATAGGAGTAATCGTAACTCCTACTGGGCCGCCTGTGGCGGTTGAAGCAGGAGAAATGATAATACCGATGTAAGGACTGAAGATAAGGGAAATCTTCGATGTGGCATCAAGTGTCGTGAGGATTGGGTCTTCGAGCTGAACCAAGAAAGTTGCGGCATTTGCTGCTGGAGCATGTGAAGCAATCTTGAATGTCTGACCGATACCTGTACCTGAAGCTACGATAGCAAAACCTTGCTGGAACTGGTTTGCTTTAAGGACGGTAGAACCGTTCGTAACCAAAATCGTGAATGTTCCTGTAGTTGCTGGAGTAGCTGTGGGGACAGTCATAGCCAACTTTTGGAAAGCTGTAATTTCTGCTGGTGCCTGACAAAGAACACCTGCGGCGAGAGCAACTACACCATTCTGAACAAAAGTAAGAGTACGTCCGTCTGACGTGTCAAATTTCTGGCCAATATATGTACTTGAATTTGGGCTAAATATTCCTGTACCAGATGATGGCTGTGCTCCATTAGCTGGGATTGCTGAGTATGCTTGTGCCTGACTAACTGGAGTTGCAGTACCCGAATAGTTTGGATTTGTTGGTCCAGTACCAAATGGGTTCAACGAACCAGTTGTAGGGCGTCCTGTTATTTCACTCATAAATTATTTGATTAGTTAGTTAATTTTTATAATGCTATTACGTTTACACCGACCGTACACGCTGCCGTGTTCGTGGCGTTGAATACCCATGACATATACGTACTTACTGGCCAGATTCGACCAACAGCATTCGGTGCAGCTTCTGTTGAAGAAGCAACGAACGAGTTTAATGTAGTCGTAGATATAGTAAGATTCACTGCATAATTGGTATTACCCAATAATCCTCCTCCGCCTGTTGAAGTCGTAGCGGCCTGAACAAGAAGAGAAGCAATACCAGCCGAACCCGATGGAAAGGCAAAACTAGTACCTAGTCCTGAACAGAAAGCAAATGAACTTGTAACTACCACATCGGTAGGAAATGGACTGAGAATTGATGTAGTAGTAGCTGCGGCGGTAAGTGGCACCATAGCAACCGAAGAAATCTTATTAGTTGTATTTGTAGCGCCAACACTGGATATTCCTTGAACCATGACTGGTGAAGTGTGTATCTCGTAACCGATGGTAAAACCTACCAACAAAGCTACAATTCCTGTGATGATGTAATTTTTCATATTAGAGAATGATATAGCTTAATGGTAATGTCGAGCTTTCGCCATCACTCGATGTTATTGCGACTGAACCTGCGGATACGGTATATGACCATCGTCCTGCTGCTGGAGTTGTTCCTGTAACATACGCCAGAACAACAGAGTTAGGGTGAATATATTCGTCTGTAATCGTACAGGTATTAGCTGTAGCTCCCCACGTAGTGGTGCTTATTTGCTTGTTTGAGAGCGGAGGAAGACTTGACTGTGGGCTTTGATGACCTGTTGACATTTTGTTTTAGGTGCCGTTAGATTTTTGGCTAAAGCCGTATTCCTTTTACGGTACAAAATTAATCTGATAATTATGAACTTGAAACTCCTGTCAGAACACCGTTTCTCCATGGGTTTGTACAGATGAGCTGACCTCCCAAGATGATGAAACCGTTAATGGTTCCCATGTTGTACGGGCGAATCCAACCAGTCCATGTGAATGCGTTACCTGGTGCGTACTGCGAATCATCATATACGTTACCCTCGATATCTTTCGCCTTTGGAGAGATACGAGTACCTTCCCACCAATTAAGTCCGTGGAAGTTAAGGAATTTAAGGTTCAAGAGGTAGAAGTTACCAGTAACTACTTTCTTATCGCGGTAAATCATCATAC